GCAGTTGATCCGTCAGTAGTATCGATATTGCTTCCAGAAATACTGAATGAGGAACCAATTCTAGATGCAGTAGTTCTTGCAGCATCTACAGTTAATTGAACACTAGTTGCATGTTTAGTAACAAGACCACCTGCCATTGCAGGAGTACTCATCAAAACCATTCCTAAAAAGATTAGACCTGCTTTCATTTTGTCTATATACTAGGACTATGCGATTATTTATGGAAAAGGTGATTGTAACGGAGTGAACACTCTTGACAAGTTGGTTCAGATCCCTTATAATGTGAAGGTCCTCAAGGGCAAGTAGCTCAGTCGGATTAGAGCCACGCACTTCTAATGCGTTGGTCGGGGGTTCGAGTCCCTCCTTGCCTGTTGTCCTTTTACTTCTTATTATGGGCAAATACGATTTTGGTGGACTTGACAGGCACTCTGTCAATATACTAAGATTACTCAGTGAACTTGAAGGTTCTTATCAACTCCTTAAATATATGGGATTTGAAGAGGATATGAAGTTCATTGATGAGATGAAGCAGAGGTATTATAAACTCTACTTCAAGACCGCAAAGGAAGAAAAGACAAACAATCCCGTTTAGCTCAGTTGGTAGTAGCGTTTGACTGTTAATCAAAATGTCGCTGGTTCGAGCCCAGCAACGGGAGTTGGTTTCTAATAGTAGAGCATATAAATAAAATAAAATGCTCTACTATGTTAGGAACCTGTTCTCACTGCTCCAAAGAGTTTAAGTATAATCCAGCAAATAAAACTGGAAAATATTGCTCTAACATTTGTCAACAGGAGTTTCAAAAGAAACAACGTATTGATGAGTGGTTGTCAGGAGGTAAAAAACCTGGTAAAGTAGCATTGAGAGAATATCTCACAGAAACACACGGTTATAAATGTTCGTGCTGTGGGATTGCTGAATGGAACAATAACCCAATCAGTTTAGAGGTTGACCACACAGATGGAAACCCCTATAATGATAGTCCTGACAATCTCAGGTTTATCTGCCCAAACTGCCATTCTCAAACTCCCACCTACAAGGCGAAGAATAGAGGAAAAGGTAGGGTAGAAAGACGTGAGAGAGCACGTCAGGATTATCATAGACAAGCCACCGTAGCATAACGGTGATGCAGTGCTCTTGTAAAGCAAAGATTGCTGGTTCGAATCCAGTCGGTGGCTTGACAAGATCTCAATCTTGTCTTATACTTCCTCTTGTGTGAAGGAAGTGCGTTGGGAGAGAAATCTCCCACCACCTGCGGAGTTAATTCAGTGGTAGAATGGCTGCCTTCCAAGCAGTTCGTCGTCGGTTCGAATCCGATACTCCGCTTCGGGAATCTGTATTCCCGTACTGTTGTAAAACTTTATAAATAACTCATCGTGACGAAGCCTCAACTACTCGCCTAGTCAACGAAGTTAAACAGAGACACGTCGAGTCTCTTTCCATCCGCAGGTATATTACTCTGCGAGAAAATTACGAGGTATCTAAAATGATTAAATCTGTATTCGCAGCAACTGCTGCTCTCTCCATGTCCGCTGGTGCTGCTTTTGCAGGTCCCTACGTGAATGTGGAAACCAATGCTGGTTGGGCTGGTGATGACTACACTGGTGCTACCACCGATCTGCACGTAGGTTACGAAGGTGGTCTTGGTGATTCTGCTGCATGGTACATCCAAGGTGGTCCTTCGATCGTCTCTCCTGACGGTGCAGAGTCTTCCACCGAATTCTCTGGTAAAGTCGGAGTTTCTGCTGGTCTGACCGATCAACTGGGTGTTTATGGTGAACTCTCTGCTGCTACTACCGATCAAGAGTTCGAAGATCTGAACGTTGGTGGTAAACTGGGTGTTAAGTACTCTTTCTGATTTTCACTTAAGTAAATATCAGCACCTCCTAACGGGGGTGCTTTTTTTGTGCCTGAGTAAACATTAAATTTAGATTAACCCATATTAAATATAGAGGTTTGTTCGTTAACTTTTTTTTAAAGACAAGAATTGAATACGTTGTTATAATTACAAGGTCTTCAACGGACAATCCTGCAAACATTACAAAAAGGAAATTACTCATGAAAGCAATCGCTCTTGCCGCCCTGGCAATTCCTATGGTGACGGCACCTGCCCTTGCTGGTCCATACGTTATGACCAAATCTGAATTCAAGGGAACAGATGATAATTACAAATCTACAGTGAATCAGGCTCGACTTGGTTATGATTGGAAGGTAGGTGATATCAAACCTTATGTTGAACTTGGTGGTGGTGCTGCTGTGCCCGATGGTGGTGATGCATCTACTTTTGTTGCCGCTGAAGTTGGTGCTGGTATTAAACTGACCAAACAACTTTCTGCGAAAGCTAAGTTTGAGACTATTAATTATGATGATAAAAACGACTGGAAAGTCGAAGTTGGCACCAAGTACCGTTTCTGATATTAGATAAATGAAACTCAAACCCATGCAAAAGACTCTGGCAGTTACTGCTGGAGCAATCGTAGTTGGTGGTAGCATTCTTGCTGCCTGTGCTCCTAAACAAGAAGTAGCAGTAGTTAAAGAACCATTCAAACTGAATGCAGCAGGTGCTACGTTCCCCGCATCACTTTATCAAGCATGGTTTAGTGATTTTGCATCAGAGACTGGCAATCAAGTCAACTACCAAGCAGTTGGTTCTGGTGCTGGCGTCCGTCAATACACTGCCAAAACTGTTGACTTCGGTGCCAGTGATGGTGCTGTAAAGGATGAGAAACAACCTGAATTTGGGGTAGTTCATATCCCCATGACTGGTGGTGCTATCGTTCCTGCATACAACTATCCTGGTTGTGATGCTAAGATCTCTCAGACTCAACTTGCTGATGCCTTCCTTGGTAAGATTACTAATTGGTCTGCATTTGGTTGTGCCGATAAACAGATTACCATCGTTCATCGTTCTGATGGTTCTGGTACTACTAAAGGTTTCACCAACTCTCTGTCTGCATTCTCTCCCGAGTGGAAGTCAACTGTAGGTACTGGTAAGGCAGTTAAGTGGCCTGTCGGTGTTGGTGCCAAAGGAAACTCTGGTGTCGCTGCTACCATCAAGAATCAAGAAGGTGCTCTTGGTTATGTGAATTATGGTTATGTGAAGAATGGTGGCCTTCAACAACCTGCACTTCAAAACAAGGCAGGTAATTATGTCACAGCATCTGCTGAAACTGCTTCCGCAGGACTTGGTAAAATTGTTCTTGACTCTCAGTTGCGTGGTGCTGATGCTAACCCCGCAGGTGAAAATGCTTATCCTATCGTCTCCTTGACTTGGATTCTTGCATATCCGGAGTATGAGAAGAATGCGGATGTAAAAGAAACTCTTCGATATATGTTGAGTGAGAAAGCACAATCAAAATCTGATTCCCTTGGGTATGTTCCTCTGCCTGAGGAACTTCGTCAAAAAGCACTTGTTGCTGTTGACAGTCTGAAGTGAATTTGATATATTGGAGAGGATAAAACCTCTCCTTTTTTATGACTGTTCCTTTTTATATTGATATTGAGTATCAAAAGGTAGAAGTTCCACAAGAAATTTTATTTTATTGTGATGCATTTACTACGGATGCCACTCGTGAGGAACTTCGATATCTTGATTGTGTTTATATGAATATGGGACTTTATGGAAATAGTCCCGAACAAATGAAGGAGATGAGGAGACGTTATAACTATAATGTGCGACCTATTTTTGATTGATGAAAAAGAAACTTAAAAGAGCAATCAAAGAATTTTTTAAACCATCTGAAAAACCAGATCATGAAAGTCTTTATGAAATGATTGAAAATCTTCAATATAGAATTAGTGATATGGAAAGTGAACACATAATCATGATGCGTGAACTTCAAAAAATATATACTTTGATTGGCAAGGAGTACCCAAATGAAAATTAATTTGTGGTACTCTAAAAGTATGAAGCAGTGGAGATGGACTCTCTGCGAAGAAACTAAAAAATGTGCTGTATCAGAGTATCATTCTGGCCAACAACCACTTTTAAGAGATGCGATGGATGATGTTGCCAAAACCGTAGAGTATATGCTAGAATGTAAAGACAAGGGAGATTATCTAAGTGGGTGTCACTGGTTCGAACCTGGTATCTCCCATATATAGTTCAATTTAAGATGATAAAAATTGCCATTGTTGGCGCAGGTAATGCTGGATGTATTACTGCACTTCATTACCATAAACATCTTGAAATTGATCATGAAATAGAAATATATCATAGTCCTAAGCAACATCCGATTGAAAGGGTTGGTCAAGGCACTGTATTAACTATTGCAGATTTAATTTCAAAGTCTTTAGGTATTAATTGGTATAATAATCCAATTGGAGCAACTAATAAGTCTGGTCTTCTATATGAAGGATGGGGAAAAAAGAATGAAAAGATATTTCATCATTTTAACCTATCGAATATGTCAATACATTTTGTTCCACAGAAATTATCTCAGGTTGTTTTAAGTTCCGGTTACTTTAAACCTGTGGAGAAAGAAATTAAAAATCCAGAAGAAGAGATTGATGCTGATGTAATATTTGATTGTCGTGGCAGAAATAATAGAAACAAAGAAGAGTATGAAACTCTTATCAACCCCTTAAATGCAGTTTTACTCTGTAAAAAACCTGGAAGAGATATAGATCTTCACTACACTAGGTGTGTTGCTACTCCAAACGGTTGGACTTTTATCATACCAAACGTTGATAGTGTATCTTATGGTTATCTTTATAACAACACTATAACTTCAAAGGAAGATGCTACTGTTGATTTTTTAAGTAGATTTGAACTTGATGAAGTTGATGGTGAAATGGTTTTTGAAAATTATATGGCAAAAAACTTTTACAATGGAAGTAGGACAATCTATCAGGGAAATATGTATGGGTTTATAGAACCACTTGAAGCAACTTCATTATCTTTATATGAAAGCATATGTCGATATTCTTGGGATGGTATTTTCGGATTAAATGATTGGCACTCTTGTAATGAGAATGTTAAAACTAAAATGAAACAATTTGAAAATATTATATTATGGCACTATCAACATGGATCAAAATATGATACTGAGTTTTGGGAATATGCAAAGTCTCTTCCATTTAAACCAGATGAAAAATTTAAGAGGATAGTTGATGATCCAGACGGTGATGAAAAGTATGGTCACTGGAAAAATTGGAACTTTCACAATTGGAAAGATGGTGTTGAGTAAAAATCAAATTACAATTATTGATAATTTTTTTGACGATGTAAAAATAGTCAGAGATCACGCTGTGAGCTTAGACTACACTCCTTTTCGTAAAGGTACTTGTGGATATAGATCTCATCGATACTCTATGGACAACGATATAGAGAGATCTATAATAGAGAAGGTATGTGATAGTAAAATTTATGATAAAGAAGTGAAAGAGTGTAAATTATATTCTCACATTTCACCTGAGCATGTTATGAGTATGAGGAAAGATTTTCATACTTTTAAAATGCATAAAGATAATTATCATAGGGCGGGTGTGATTTATATTACTCCAGAACCACCATCAGACTCTGGAACTTGTATAAATGGTCATGGATGTATTGAAAATAATTTCAATCGTTACCTATCTTATCCAGGAAGTATTGTTCATGGTCCTAATATTTTATTTGGACAAAACAAAGAAGATTGTAGGATGACAATAACATTTTTTCTTTATTTTTAACTTATAAATAACTGAAAACTGAAGAAGTTAAGAACAATAAGATGGATAACATAAAGATTAGATGCCGCTCCTGTGGTAGGGAGTTGGAGGGGCATCAAACTAAGACAGTTTCTTGTGGATGCCCAAACATGGCAACTATTCGTGGGGATAGAGTTTCAGCAGTTGACCTATCACAGGTTGTTATGCTAAACTCTTATCAATCTCAAAACAAAAATGGAGTTCTGTCACAACAAGATATTCAGTGGCAGGAGCAAAGACGACAACGCAAGGTTCGTAAATTGAACTTTGAAGTCCGATAGGAGGATTGGCAGAGTTAGGTTTAATGCAGGGGATTGCTAATCCCCCGATGCACTTTAGATGTATCCGTTGGTTCAAATCCAACATCCTCCGTTTGGAAAGGTGGCCGAGTGGTTTATGGCAGTTGTCTTGAAAACAACCGTGTTAGTAGCACCGGAGGTTCGAATCCTCTCCTTTCCGTTTCTTTATATTTTCTTAAACACTTTCAGGAAACCCTAACAAACTTGACAAAACTTAGATGCTAATTATCATAGCTAATAAGTATTTCAAATTAAAGAACTATGGACGAACACACCTATAATAATTGGGTGAAAGTCAAGCAGACCTTCGAAGCATCTGGAAATACAGATAATTTTTTCTACAAAAGAGCCTGTGCGATTGTATCGGGAAAATCAGATCCAATGGAAAAAGTGATGAAATTAAATGGCACACAGAATGGATGAAATTAAACCCACACATTATGTCACCAAGGAAGAGTGTCAGGAGATGATTGATGATGCCATACGAAAACATAATCGTAATGCTGGAATTATCAGTATGTGTGTTGGTTGGGTTGTTCTTGCACTTTTTGCTGAGGGTCTTCTTCGACTCATTGGAGTAGTTCCTCCTATATTTCCTTGGTTAAATGTCACACTTTAATAAAATAAATAGATGACCGAAGAAGAAAAAAGAAAGTTTTATGAGGAGTTGAAAGAAAGAACGGAACAACTTAGAATAAACTATCTTTTTGAGGAACCTTGCCCACTTTATGAGGATGATGAAGATGGAATGGAATGAATTTTTTAATTTTGTTTCTAGTGTTCTCTATCTTTATATTGCGTGGTTAAGTGGAATATTGCTTGGTTACATAATAGGAATAAAAAAAGGAGGGGATTTATGAAAGTAGGAATCATTGGATTGGGACGAATGGGAGAGGGAATGTCCCGTCGTCTCATCAAAGCAGGTCATGAAGTATGGGGGTATAGAAATAACTATGCAAAAGCTGAAGAACAATATGAGAAGGGTTATATTAGTGGATGTACCACTTCTCTGGAAAGCCTTGTTCAAGTAGTTAGATCTACACCAAGTGATCAAAGAGCACCTGGTATTTTCATGATGGTAGTACCAGCAGAAACAGTCGAGGGCACAA